AGTTTAAGCCGTGTGTGTTCTTTTAGAAGCGGCTGCAAGGCATCTTGTTCAAAGTTACGGGTAAATTCTTTTGTGCCTATATGCGGCAAGCTAATCATTGGGTCTAAGTAAATTTTAAACCCTTCTTCACGAGCGCGGCGGCAGAATGCATAGTCTTCACCAATGTACTGCCCGTCAATTAACAAGAAGTCAAAGATAGCGTACTCATCTTCACCGTCACCATCCCCAGCATAGCGCCACTCGGGATGTTTTTCCATCATGTGTTCAATCACATGGCGGCGGATAAGCATAAACCCTGTAGCCACACTTTCAACACGCATTAAGCCGTTCTCGTCAAACTCTAGCTGATTGTTTTCATCCAAGTAGAAGTCAAGGAAGAACTTAGCATCGTCTGCGCGGCGCGGATAAGTACCGGCAACCACATCTTTGTCCGTGGACAGCGCCAGTAAGCGGGTTACGGCTTCTACGTTAATGACCACATCTGCGTCTACAAATAGCATATCAGTGCAGTCTGTTTCCATAAAGTTACGCACTAGCTTGTTACGAGCTTTGGAAATAATAGAGCATCCAGACAGGTGAACCAGATGAATCTGGACACCCATCTTATCCAACTTGGGAACGAGTTGAGCTATGGCAAACGCAGTCCTGATATTGACTTTGCCGTCATAACACGGGATAGCAAGCATAAGCTTGCGTCCCACCAAGTTAAAACTCTTATCAGCCATAGTACACGTTGGCAGAAAGTAAGTTACTCATACTCAAGTAGATACCGTTTTTAACCAGCATCCCTTCGCCGGGAATTAACGCAAAATTACCAAACAAGTCAGACGCACCAGTGTCGTAGCTGGCAAGCCACAATGAAGCGTATGCCGCTACTGTTCCAGCAGCAATAGTTCCAGAGTTAATGTCTGTAACTGTAAAAGTGTTTGCGCCAGTGCGTGTAATTGTGTAGTTGCCGTTTGTGCCAGATGATCCGCTTGCGGTAGCAAACGTAAGCCCGACTACATCCCCGGTAACCAGTCCGTGCGTACTCTTAGTAACAGTGATAAGCGTTGCTGCCCTCTCGTATGTAGCGGCAACGGGTGCTGTAGTCGTGTCAAAGATGTCTAGTGTTCCAGCCGTAGCCGTACCAACCATAGACACAGCTTTAAGCCTATTACGCCCTAGTACAACAAAACCAGAGTTGTTAAGGTGTCCCGATTTAACATCTGTCTGCATCATAATCAATCTCCTATAAAGCAGGGGCCGAAGCCCCGAGGTTGATTAAGCAGATGCTGGGAATTGCAAACCAGTAGAGTCAGCAACCACGTACATGATGGTGTACTGCACAGTACCGGCAGTTACTGCGGCAACGGTTGGGGTCATCGTAGCGATAATCTTAACGTCCGTAGCACCAATACCAATACCGTTAGGAGATGCCGTAGAAGCTGCGCCGCACCATGCGCCCAATTTAGCGGCTGCGTTGCTAATAGCTGCACGACCAGCCGAGGTTACATCTGTAGCGGCCCAGTACAAGGCGGCTGTAGTGCCATCACCAAGGCTTACGTTAGCTGCGGTAGAGCCTGTAAATGCAACAGTGGTGTCGATCAGGATGTCAACGATTTGAGCGCCAGCAGGCAACACGCAGATGGTGTCAGTAGTCGCAGAAGCGGCTTGGCCTGTGTAGTTCTTTTTGAACGTCTGAGAAACAACGGTTGCGCCGCAGTTTTCAATAGTACCAACAGTCGTGCCAGTGGTGTTGCGGACAGTGCCAAGCAGCCAAGGGCCGAGATGAGTTGCGAATCCCATGATAATTCCTTACATACAAGTGAAGTGCATCAATCGGTATGTCGTCTGCCGGGACAGTTTGATGCACCGGAAAACCCCGGAATAGCTGCAATATATCATGCTTTTAAACGCTATGCAATAAAAAAGGCCCCCGAAGGAGCCTTTTCAGAAAGGTTTAAACCTATCTTAGGTCGAACCGGGAGATCCGAACATACCCAGAGGATCAGACCAGCCAAAGCTATAACGCTCACGGGCCTTATAACGCACATTTCCGGTGTCAAAGTCACCATCCATGCTGTTAGTCAGAGCCATACGCTCAAAGTGCTTCATGCCGTTAGGAACGTCAGTGGTCAAAAACCAAGCGTTGCTGTCGGTCAAGAAGTTGTTAACACAGTAACCTTCTGGGATTGAACCGTTGTTCTTCAGTGCGTTGATATCGTTATCGGTAGTTCCAACACGAAGGCTGGTCTCCAACAGACGGGTAGCAACGAATTGCAGAGCAGGCGGAACAACAAGCTTACGGGGTTGTGCTGCGATTAACAGACCACGCTCGTCAGTCCAAGCTGCGATCTGAATAACTGCGTTTTCCAACGAAGTCTCATTCAGGTCAGCATTGGTAGATGGGCGATTGCTGTTGGTTCCACCAGAGACCAAGGGGTGAGCGGTAGAGAACAAAGGCACGCCGTCACCGCCGTAATACACGGCAGAGTTGGTGAAACCGTTATTCAAAACAGCAGCAGCCTTAACCTGTTTGGTGTAAGCCATAGCGCGGGCGAGAGCCTTGGTATAACGAGCCGACAGGGAGTCGTACAGGTTATCTTCTACAGCCTCTTCCGTGATAGAGAATCCCAAAGCAATAGTTTCATGGTTGTACCGGGCGGTGAATGCTTCCTGTCCATTGTCATAAGCAATGGCAGAACCCTCATTCTTAACCGGTGCAGCCGAGAATCCGGACAGCTTGGTTTCTTCTTCAAAGCTACGCTCTGATTGCTCAGTTTCGTAGATCTCTTTATGCTGTTCGCCGTAGCGTTCATACTCCAGACCAAACAATGCATTCAGTCCGGGGAGCAACTCTTTTAATAGTTGTGCGCGTGAAATAGCCATGATTTACTCCTTAAACACCAGTGGTGTTGTTATATTGGTGAGTGTTTATCTTCACCAATAGCTCGGTGTAGGTATCGGCTGCGGTAGCAGTCTCAGGCACTACGTCGATAACACGGATTGGGATAGTCGCGGTAGTACCAGCACCAGTCAAGGTTACGGCATATGCGGAATCACCATTGGTGGTAGTTCCAGCATTTAGTACCAAGGCCAAGTTAGTACCTACTACGGTGCGACCTGCGGAACTCATGGTTGTACCAGACGAAACCACGGCAACTTTAAACAGCGCCATAGGATCATCCACAACATACGCATAAGCAAGGTTGGTAGCTGTAGAAATCGAAGCCGGAATGTATTGAGCCTGAACGGTTTGACCGCTAGAATTTACATACTGACCGCCGACGCAAACGCCAACAATTGCACCAGAGTTAGTGGTGGTAGAAAGAACCAGATAGCCGGTGCTGTCAACTTGTACGGTATCGCCATTAAAAATAGCAGTACCAAAGCTTGCAGCTACGGGAATCTGACGAATAGCACCAGCATAGGGGAGGCCGTCAATTCGATTGACAGGCTTTAGACCATATGGGGCGCTAACTGTAGGATAAGCCATAGTTAAACTCCAAAAAATTAAATACCTTTACCGAAAGTAACTTTAGTACTACGCTCTTTAAAAAGCGGCATACGGGGGTCATTTTCTCGCATGTACGTGTTATCTACTGAGTTCATCTGCTGCTCCGACAACTGCCGGAAGTGAGCGTCACGTTGCTCCGTAAATTCCACGGGGGTTTTGCATAACATCAAACCACCAACGACCACGCTGTCAGGAAAATGGCCGGAGGCCATGCCAAACAGGCGAATCTCAGGGTGATCTGAAGCTTTTACGGGTTCCCAACCCTCGCGGATATTAGAAGAAAGATTGGTGGGATCATCCTTGTTGAGCGTACTAACTCGAATCCAGCGGAACGCATAACCTTCTTCCGGTAAAGGATCAGGTAGGAGCTGGGGCGGCATCCACTTCGTTGGACGAGCGGTTGCTGCACGGGTTTCGGAGTCACGACTCTTACGAATTGTCTCAGTCATATTCATTTCCTCATCTGTTCTGCTACTACTTGCCGAGCATAAAGTTCCAATGGAACTCCAAGACGCTTAGCAAGGTCCACCTGCGATCTGGTAAGTACGACTTTTTTGGGCGCAGTACTACGTGTTGCCGGTGAGACAACATTTGATCTTGTCCGCTGAGGGGGCGCATCAGCAGGATTTGTAGACTCAAACTCATCTGCAAATCTTTCCCGCATTTCGGCGTCAATACGTTCGTAGTATTTGGCGCTTCCTGCAGTATATCCTTCAGCCACAACATCGTCATGGAGCCCGACGGCGTAGGCCGTCATACCCTTTTTGTTTCCAAACCAAGGATTACGCTCGGTCCAGTCCCGTAATTGGGGGTCCATGTCCGCCGGTTGCGGCTGTTGGGTAGTTTGTACACTATCTTCAGTGATTTGTACAGGGGTTGGGCGAAAATTAGCCACACGATCGGCTTTTAGCCGCGCCGAGGTCATCTCCTCCTGTGCCGTGGCCAGTGCGTCGGGGTCTCCAGCCTCGTACGCTTCCTTAAATCTATTCCGGGCTTTCTCCACGTCATGCGCAGCTACGCGTTTAGCCTGCTCCACCAAGGCCGTCTGGCCATCGTGCAGGGAGCCCTTGAGTTTTTTATTTTCCTCAACTACTTGGCGAGCAAGGCGTACAGCCTCCTCGCGCTCGCGCTGTGCAGATTCTTTGGCTCGGCGCTCCTCGTGGTAGCCCTTGGAAAAGTGCTTGATCCGGCTCTGGACACTGGCGTCGTATTTAGACAGCTCCTCGTCCGTGACTTCGGCGGGGGCCTCGGCCATGGGCTTACGGTTACGGTCCG